AAAAGAGCCGCAGCAATGAGTGCCACGGCCCAGTCTTTCATAGCCCGAAAATCTTCTTGACGAATTCGGCAGCCACCCCTGGCCCAAACAAAACAGCAATGATTACCGCATAGAGAAGATATTCAATCTTCGTCATGCGCTTGTCCCCATCTCGCAATGACTTGTCTATGTTGTTGTATCTCTCTAAACAGATTGCTTCATGCACGGCAAGCCTTTTGTCAATATCGGCATCCATGCTTTACTCCGTAACTAATTCTTCAGCCATGATAGTGGCAGTTGATGTGTCTCTGTCAATGCTTAAGAAGCCATAACATACGATGTTGTAGTCTATTCCGTTTGCATCTTTTTCGCTTTTGACAGGGACTGTAATGTCTAGGTTCTTAAACAAGAACTCTTTGCCGTTTTCAAACACGCGCCACACATGATCCATTGAACCACGGCCAGCTTGGCCGCGGCTCTTGTTGAACCTAATCTGGTACGTGTTCATACAACTTCTGCCGCTGGTGTTGCACAAGCAAACACTGGAGCCGCAGGGCGCAGACCTAAATTAAAGTGAATGAACTTGATTGGCTTTTCAGATGCGTTACGCGAGAAACTGTGTGGCAACCAAGCGTTGGTAAACATTAGCAAGCCTGGCTTGGGTGTAAAGTTAATTGAATTACTTGCGGCAGTGGCTTGCTTCATGTCCGTTTCCGACCATGAGATTAAAGGCTTGCCTGCGCGGGGATCATGGAACACAACTTTGGAGCAGTCTTCTGGTGCTTCAAGAAAGTAAAAGCCTACGATCTGTGAACCTGCACCATGAACGTGCTGATCCATTGCTGAGTGTTTAAAGTGTTCTTGACACCACATCTCTGAGAAGTACGGGTCAAAACCATCTGTGTTATAGCCTTGTTCTTTTAGGATGTTTGCTGAAGTACCACCAACAAAGTATTGGAACGGAATGATCTCAGGCTTGTCGTATAAGTTACCTGTCATGTGGACAGGATAAATCTCGTTGAGTGCGTTCTTACGGACTTCTACAAGAGCTTCTTCAGCAACCTTGTTTACGGCTTCAAGGAACTCAGGTTTCTCAATGGTGTAAACAATTGTTGGGAAATATATGTTCGCGTTGAGAACTTCCTGCTTTTGCGGTTCAAGGGCGGCACACATTGTTTTTCCTTTAAATGATTTCAATCCACAACAACGTGGACTCATCCCACCGATAAAATTTTTCGTCTGTTGGATAAGGAATGGGAGATTCCCACTGGCATGTTCCTTCATTTAGAACCCAACTTGGGTACGGCTGCGGAGCGATAAATGCATCACGTTGAGCATCGTAAATGAACCCAATACTCGCGTAGTTCTTGCGGATCGTGGCGTTGTAACTTGTCTGCTTCCAACGTGTGTCTTGACCAAACAAACGCTGGCAAAAGACGACACCCTTTTCTTCAGACTCCACGCCATTCTCAAGCAACTCGTTGTTATGCACGACGATGACTTGAGTCACCACGTTGTTTTCGTCAAATTGTGCAAAGTGCGCCATGATTTAAAACTTGATTGAGCCAGAACCAGTCCAGCGATAGATGCGATAGCCGCAAGAAACAGTGATGCAGGGTGAGCCTGTTGTGGATGCGGCTAAACCGAACGCTGAAGAATAACGAATTATGACAACACCAGAACCGCCAGAGCCGCCATTCCCATTATAAAGAATAGGCCCACAACAGCTGTTTTCGGTTCGGTAGCCAGCACCACCACCGCCCCCACCTAAGTTTACAGTACCTGCTGTGCCGTTGACTAAAGACCCTGATGTTGCCGCACCTCCTGCGCCTCCGCCACCACTACCACCCAGACCACGAGTTACGACCTGCCCAGTGCACGTAGCGTAACCTCCGCCACCCCCACCTCCTGCGTAAGTGGTACTTGAGCCAGTGATTGAGTTGCTAGAACCTGAGCCGCCAGCACCAGATTGACCAGTTGATGTAACGCCCGTCCCAGCAACTCCTACTGCTCCTGCGCCTCCACCACCACCATAACTTGTAACGTTATAGGTTGCATTATAGTAGCCATTACCCCCAGAATTGCCTTGCGATGGGCTTACGTTTGGCGTGTTTCCAGCGCCACCAGAACCCGCAGAACCACAGTTTCTTCCACCACCACCACCAGAACCACCTGCAATGCCCGTACCCCTTCCTGTACCGCCTGTGTCATATGTACCTCCACCACCACCACCCGCTGATGTGATTGTGGAAAGGACGGAGTCATTTCCAGAAGTCCCTCTGAGACGCGGATTTGTAGGTACGCCACCTGCGCCACCTGCGCCAATCGTCACTGTATATTCCACACCCGCGCTAACCGCAAAGCATGTGGCGGTTCTATAACCACCTGCGCCACCAGCTGCGCTTCCAGTGACCACCGCACCACCGCCCCCTCCACCAGCAACAACAAGGTACTCAACTTTAGACGGAGAGCTTCCTTTACGCACAGGCAACCCACCAAGCCCGCCACCCACAACAGGGAAATCTGGTGATACGCCAACAGCACTTTGGACTGCTCTAGGAGGCAGTCCTCGGTTGTTCTGCATCCCATATGTATAAGGCATTGTTAACCCAATTAGAAGTTAGTGAATTCAGCGCGGAACACGATACCGCCAGCCAATGCTACTTGAGAGCCGACATACAGTCGGTCACCAGCTTCAAGACGCAAGGGTGTTGTCTCTGTGTACAAAGCAAATGTGGTTTCTGGAACTAGCGTAGTGGTCGCCATTGTGTAAGCGGCCATCAGTTCAGCGTCAATTAGACGTTGCGTAGTGCCACTGTCTTTGCTGATGAAAAGCACCAGTGAGGAAGCTGTGACAGTTGCTCTGGGTATAGCTGTCAAACGAGTCAGGATTGCGCCATCCGAGCCAGCCGTGACCAGCAGAACTGTGTTAGCTGGAGTGTCGGTCAGCGTTGCAACTGCTGTGACAACAGCCGTAGCCGTTTTGGGGACTTGTGCGAATGGGGCTGTAAAAGTGTTTGCCATGATTGTTCCTTAAAAAGAAAGAGCGATTGCCTGCACTTGTGCAAGTGAGGTGTTGTTGGAGAACGGGGTTGCAGCAGGAAAGTTGGTGAACGTATTGGAGTTGTAGTCCATCGTCTTGTTTGTCAAGGTTTCTGTGCCTGTCAAAGTGGCAATTCCTGCCCCTGCCAAAGTTGTTGCGCCAGTGCCGCCATTGGCCACCGCCAAAGTCCCTGCCAAAGTGATTGTCCCAGATGCCGTGACTGGGCCACCAGAAGTGGTCAAGCCCGTAGTGCCACCAGACACATCGACACTGGTCACTGAGCCAGCGCCTGGTCCAGTAAACGCAATTTGAATCGACCCAGCGCCAGGGGTGATTGTCACGCCAGAGCCAGCAGTCAAAGATGCCTTGGTCAACGTGTTGCCAGTGCTATTGCCGATCAGCAGCTGGCCATCAGTAAAACTTGTCTGGCCCGTGCCGCCATTGGCCACTGCCAGTGTTCCAGTCACGCCAGTTGACAAGGGCAGGCCCGTTGCGCTGGTTAACGTAGCAAAAGATGGCACACCCAGATTAGGTGTCACCAAAGTTGGTGAATTGGTAAACACCAAATTGCCAGTGCCTGTCTCATCAGTCACAGCAGACGCAAGATTGGCAGATGATGGAGTGGCCAAGAATGTGGCAATGCCAGCGCCTAATCCACTGACACCAGTGGATATTGGCAGCCCTGTCGCATAGGTCAATACAGCAGCAGATGGAGTGCCAAGAGCTGGTGTGACAAGTGTTGGCGAATTTGACAACACATTGTTGCCAGAGCCTGTGCTTGTGCCAACACCAGTGCCGCCTTTGCTCACTTTAAGCAATGGACCAGCATCAAACAATGCGTCAATAGAGTCTAAGTCTGAATTGATCTTTGTTCCCCAGCTGTCGGTGGATGCACCAACTTCTGGCTTGGTCAGCAATAGGTTTGTGGTTGTGGTATCTGCCATTTTTAGTCCTTAACCAAAAGTTTTTGCGCGGGTCAATAAATTGCCGCCAGAAGTTGAGCCTCGGTCATCGGCCACTTGCAAGTCATTTAAGGCGCGTTCATAAAGAGTCGCCCACACTTGGATTCTCGCATCATCTTGCAAATATGGCGCAGCCTGGAGAAGCGATCCATACAGATAAATGTCCGGACTCGATGTCAAAATAAAATTGGTTGCAACACTTACAGACAGTTTATTAAGGTTTGCAAAGTAGACAATTTCTGCCGTGTAACTTGCATCTGGAGTTGGTACAAATCTGAATTGAGTGCCGACCACACCAAAAAACTTGGGCTTGCCGCTGGCCGTAAATTTTGTGGACTCTTGGTCCAAGGCATCCATGGTCATAAAAGACATAGGGGTGTCTGGATTTGTGCTGGTCAACTTGAATGCTTTGACTTCTAAAAAGTCAGATGGTGTTGACTCAAACTCTCCATCCACTGTCAAGTTTGACCTGGTCAACATCTGCCTGGTGCGCAGTGTTCGCTCAATTTGTGCCTCGGCCAAAGAAATAAAGTCTGGAATGACAGAAGTCAGATCAGACCGATTGAGCCAGTCGCCAATGGATGTCTTCAGCTCTGTATAGGTTGTTAGTGCCATTATTGGGCCTCTTTTTCCATTTCCTCTTTCACAATCCAGGTGTGTTCATGGCGAAACTCAAATGTGCCAATGTGGCCAATTTCCTTTGAGACATCATGGTCGATGTAGACTTTGTAACCTAGCTCTTGAGCTTTCTTACAAAAGAACACATCCTCACCCATGTAGCCCCTAGTGGTCTGCCATGGCATATCAAACCATGGCTCGCTCATGCCCTCAAACACCTCGCGCTTGATCAGCATTATGCCCGTTCCAATGCTTCCCACCTCTTCGATTCCAGTGGAATCTTCCATGGTGTAGACGGGGATTCGTTTGCCATCAGCGTCATAGTTCTGGGCGGTCGGGCCGGTAGGCATTCTGCGCCTGGCACAGTTGGCAGCCACAATCTCTTTGTCGTGCTTCAGCAGCCGCTGGACCATGTCCTGTGGAAAGGTCATGTC